GTGCCAGAACCGTACGGTAACGCAGGAATGTCAGCCGTTGTTAAGGCGCGGAAAGTGGGTACGGCCCCCGCCCCAGACGTTGGGCCTGCAAAAAGAACGTTTGCCGACTGAGTGGTAAAAGCCGCCGTAAGCGTTCCCGAACTTGTAACCGGCGAATTAGTTACCGTAAATTGCATTGGCATTGCCAGCCCTACCGAGGTAACTGTGCCGGTCGTTGGCGTTGTCCAAGTAGGTACGCCCGCGCCCGCGCTAGTCAGCACTTGGCCGGACGTGCCAGCAGCAGTAAATGCGTAGGCCGTGCCCGTACCGTAAGGAACAGCGCCTGCCGTTGGTGTAGATGTGCCGTTAGTGCCGCCATTAGCGATTGCAAGCGTTCCAGCCAGCGTTATAGCGCCCGTGGTAGTTGCGGCGGGGGTAAGGCCCGTAGTGCCCGCCGAAAAGGATAGAACGCCGGTATTGGTAATAGCTACGTTGCCTGTTGCGCTAGAAACCGATATGCCTGCGCCCGCAATGTTGGATAAGACGCCAGTATTGGCGACAACAATCGTGCCTAGCCCATTGGTGACTGAAATGCCTGCGCCGGTGCCCAGCGTGTTAAGGCTATACCCTGTGCCATTACCAATCAGCAATTGGCCGTTGGTCGGGATTGTGCCCAAGCCAGTGCCGCCAGCATCAACGGGGATAATTCCTGTGCCCGAGCCAAGCGTAGTAAACAGGCTATAAAACCAACGATACCATTCACGCGAAACCGCGCCCGTGCGCTCGTCAATCAACGACACGCGCGGGGGCGTAATGTTGGTTTGGTTGCCTGTAGCCATGTCAAGCGTTGGTCGGGCTAAGTATTAGTTCCGCGCCCATGATGGCTATCTTGTTGGGATCAGTGCCTGACAGTTCGTACACACGGTCACGCAACTTTAAAGTCATGCCCAGCCGACGCCAAAAGGTTCGGTGACCGTATGCACCAATTTTGCCAACTGGCGACCAGTGTTCATTGCTCCAAGTGTGACCGCCGTCATCTGACCAGCGTAGCATCACTTGTGGATCGTAGCCTGGTGAAGCAAGGTAAGCTGTGGTCACTAAGTTGTACCCGCTAATGTCGGTATCTGACAGTTCGTATTGGCCTAAAGGCTCAAAACCGTCCCCTGCCTCGGTAGTTAAAGTAACGCCTGATTGCGTGACCAAGTACGTTTGCACATATTCGGCAACAAGATTTAACCCAGACTCAGTATCAATATTTTCGTTGCCGTCATATCCAGGTTGCAGATTTAACCCCACACCTGTTTCGCAGTCCAATTGCAGGCTGTGATGCGCCGTGCGCTTGAGATTGTTCTGGCCGGTCGGCAGTGCCCGCCATGAGCGCAACCACTTTTGGATGCCGCCGTTGTCGGCGTACACATCCAAGTCAAACCGATAGATGTTGCCGTTTTCAAAGTCGCCCACAATGATGTTGCCGCCAAAGTTGCATTGGCAATTGCTGCGGTGCCGCATAAAGTCGCCGTCGTCAAAACCAGCACGCTCATGCCAAACTTGAGTAGACACATCGTAGACCCAAGTGGCGTTGCCCGAGGGAAACGTCAACACATAAAAAGCATGGCCTTCTTGCTGATATGTGTACGCAATAGCGTCAGTTATGTTGCCGTATTGGGCGATGGCGTACTCAATGGCGTGGGTAGAAACCCTAACGCCGGTATAACCGTTGGCTCGGTAGACAATGCCTTGCCCACGGGCGTCTGTGCCTAGCCAGAACAGGCCGTTGTCCAGCTTGGCGATTGAAAACGCAGCCACACAGCCAATTTCGTTAAACGCGCCTTGAATGCGCTGCAAAGGGAAGTCAGCAGCGCCCGAGTCGTACCAAACTTCTACCGAATCAGTACCAAACACCCATAATTCGCGGTGGTCAGAAATAAGCCCCACCACACCATCAGGCGAACCTTCGGCGCTGGCAAAATCTAGCGGGTCAATTGAAGTACCGTCTAACAGTTGAGTTACCCAAATCTTTTGACCATTTGGCTCGTTGTAAACAAAATACCCATCTAAATAAGTAACTGTAACCGCGCCAGTAAAATCAGGGTCGGTAATTGCGCCGAATGCGCCCGTTGATTCGTTGTAAATAAACCCGTCAGGATTACAAGCAAAGAAAATTTGCGTGCCGTTATCCGCAATAGACACCGGCCCCGTGCCAGACACAGTGCCTATCAATTGCGGTGTGGCGGTCAGGCCAGCCAACTTGTAGACTTGATTGCCTGAAACTACATAGAAATCGCTGCCGTTAGTCTGGTGCGCCCACAACGCCCGAATTGGGCCGGTGCCTACGGCCTGTAGGAACTCAAGGCCAGGAGCGCGGTTTAAAAAGCCAGGTTCCTTGCCGCCTTCGGGGATGGCTTCAGGAAACAAATTGACCATGCGGTTGTCCGCAGCGTTAATACTGCGGGCAACATACGCTGATCCAAGAATCGGCGTTTTCATGTTAGATGTAGCTTGGATACCACTTAGCTGTCGTTACATCGTAGGTCATTGTGAGCGCCCTACTTACCACTGCTGTGCCCGCTAGAGCAATATTTCCCGCTGTTGTCCAAGTAAATATGCCAGTAGGGATTAATGTGATCGTACCGCCACCAGTAGAAATTGGCGCTGCTGCTGTAATGGTCACCACCGCCGTTGTCCCCGAAATAAAAACAATTGGGGTTGTTGGGGCGATAGTTGTTGCGCTTGCAATCGTAGGGGCCGCAGCGCTTACGGCGCTAAAGCTACTTAGCGAAATGCTTGTGCCCGTGGCTGCACCAATAACCGGGGTAACTAACGTAGGTGTGTTTGCAAATACATTTGCCCCCGTTCCTGTTTCATCCGTCAGGGCTGCCGCAAGATTGGCGCTGCTTGGTGTTGCCAAGAATGTGGCTACCCCAGTACCTAATCCACTTACGCCAGTTGCAACAGGTAACCCCGTGCAATTGGTCAAAGTGCCACTGGCAGGCGTACCCAGCGCAGGCGCAACCAATGTTGCATTGGTAAACAGCAGTGCGTTGGTGACTTGTTTAGTTGTGCCGCCTTGCACAATTGGCAAGACATCGGATGTAGCCGCAGCAGTTGCGGCGGGAAGAGATGAGATTGCGATAGTTGCCATGTTAGTAGTTTCCTGCGTAAATGTTAAAGCGTTGGCGGGTTGCCACAAGCGAGTAAGGCATAGACATTACATCGTCAGGGTTGTTGATGCGTTTCAGATTGCGCTTGCTAGTCATAGCAATACGCTGCACTTGGGGGCTAGGCTCAACGCCAAACTCAGGGGCGATCTCGCAAGCCAAGTTGTAGGTAAACGCCCGCAAGTAGCCAGGCGGGAACAAGATGTTGGTCGCCAAGTTGGCAGGCTGGGTTAACTCTTCAACGCTGATAAAGTGCCATTCCAAGTCCCGTGTGGGTCTAGGATAGATAAACATATCAATATCAGGATATGTCATGTTGACAAAAATAACTTGCGGGTAAGTTGACGTTACCGTTTTGACAGCAATACCGTTGTACTGCTGTTGGTTAATAAATTTAATGCCAAAGCTAACGTTGGTGCCTGGGTCGCGGTAGTAGGTTGCTTCATCCAGCAACACGGGACGGTTACCCACAAAATTGCCTGTTGGGCCAAGGGTGCGATTGATGAAGCCAGCAGGCCAAGTGAACACCTGGTCTTGAGTGCTGAACACCGACAGTCGTTCGGTATTCCAGCTATCAATCATCTGGTTTAGCGCCATCAAGCTGTCTTGAGACACTGAAGCAGATGTAGTCTCGCCTTCAGCCAGCACGCCAAGCAACCGAAGGGCTCGGTTAATCTGATCGCCAGCGGTGTATGTCGCCATGACTAGGCTCCTTCGGTTTCGGTTCTACGACGGCGCTTTACTTCCAGTGCGTTAACAGGAGCCGCCTCGGAGACTTCGGGCGTATCCAGAGTATATCGTGTCCAGCCGTTTGTTTCATCATAGGCTGCTTCAAGTTCCATAGTCGCTACTTTGCGGCCATGAACGGGGTGAGATAGGTAAATGTTCATACTGAAAAGGGGGCTTGTGGCCCCCTTCCCTTTCGTTTACGAAGCCATGATCCCCAAAGATTTCAGACCTGTAATAATGCCATTGACATTAGTTTGCAGGGCAGAAATCTGAGCGGTAGTCAAAGCGCCAACGTTTGCAGT